CATCATTAAAAGAGAAATACTATTATCCGCAATATATTCTTCAAGTTCGACATTCTTAGATATTAAATGTTTATAATCATCATATCCAATATCTGCTTTAGTTTTAAAATTATCATTTTTTTCGTAAAATTCATATTTCTTTTGACGTTGTTCTGGAGTATCATATCCTAAATGTTTAACACGAATATTACACCAACGAAGATTTTCGTCAGCAAATGAAGGAGCACTTCCACAATGATGTCCTTCTGGATGATTGGATATAATTTCTTGATTTTTAATTAATCTGAAAAATCTGTAATTACAGAATTTACCAAATGTTGAATCCGTACGATAATATTCTTTATCTAAACGACGCTCCCAGATCGTACGCCAATTACACCAATATCCCATAATTTCAGGATTACGCGGATTCATCATTTCTTGAATTCTATCTATAATTTTATCTTCATATATTTCATCATCATCTATAGATATACACCAATCTGCTTTTCCTTGTTCATGTAGCTTGAGAGCTTGTTGAAGTAGCCAATTACGTTCATAATCTTCTTGAAAAATTCCATCATAAAAACCTATTTTTACTATTTTAGGGAAAGCTTTTTTTAATGCTTGTATTTCAATAGTAGACATATTCGTTCTGCAAAAATGAATTATAATACTATCTACAAATTTAGAGGTTTGATGCAAGCTATCCATAAGATATTTTCCGTTATTAGTTCTATAAACCGCAACAAGTTTTTTCTTGGTTTTTTTATACCATTTATCATAATAGCGTTCCCTATTGATATATCCATTTTTCATATAATCTTCAGTAGACATAATTTGCTGTAATGTTCCCTGACCTAGATGATAAATATAAGTATCATAAGCAATGATCATTTTATATCCAGCTAAAGAAATGCGTAAGCATAAATCATTATCTTCATGACTATTTTTAAGACTTTCGTCAAAGCCACCTATTTCATCAAGAACCTTTTTTCTTATCATTATGCACCAACCAAATAATAATCCAGTGTGAACCCAGCGTCCCTTAAATTTTTTATACCATTCTTCAGAATCTTGTAAACCAACACATTGTTTTCCATTAGACATGGAAGTAACCGGGCCCACAGCTGCTATATTTCTAACTGGTACTCTATTAAAATGGATTTCCATTCTATCCAACCAATCCTTACAAACTATTGTATCATTATTAATAAAAACAATATATTTTCCTTTGGCAATATTTAAACCCAGATTATTATTTTCAGCAAATGTTAAATTTTCATTTGATTCTATGATTGAAACATTCTTAAATTTTTTATCCGTAGACATAGATTGTAGATATCCTCTTGTGCCATCATTTGTATTGTTATCAATTATGATAAGTTCATAATCTTTACTGTTTCCTAATATGCTTTCAATACATTTGATCGTTAAGGATATTCCATTTGAAGCTATCAAAACAATTGAATATTTGGGCATCATATGCCTCCTTTAAATTATGGGTTTATAAGCAGTTGAACTTTTTGTTATTCTATCTTCTTTATTTTTAAACCGAGAACTAAATATTAAAGACTCGGATTTATTTTCATTTCTTTGATCACAATGCTCACAAATTAAATCGCTATTTTCAAAATTACCAGTAGTATGATATTTCGCTATATATTCAAAGGCCTTATCTGAGAATATTTCTTTTAGAGATTGATATTTCAAATCGCCTAATAATAATTTACCATCATAATCAAAACAACACATATTCACAGTACCATCTACCTGAATTTGTAGAGGAGCCTTAAATACTCTGCCACATGTAGATTTTTTAATATCTTGTTCTTTCCTAAATTTAAAAGCTGTAGTCCAATTATGAGCTGTCCATATTTCAGAAAGCCATATATCGGGTCTAATCCATTTATTCTTCCATGCTTCTATTGATTTATCATTTATTCCTTTTACCATAGCAAATGTTAAAGCTATTTTAGTTTTGATATTGAATTTATGATCTAATATTATTTCTATTGTTCTAGATGTTCTATAAAAATCATCAACTTGATGTAAATTCATATATGATTTTCTATTACCACCGTGAAAACTAACTCTAAGAATATCAAGTCCTGCTTCTTGAAGACTTCTAAATCTAGTTATACTTAATAAGGATCCATTAGTAACCATTGGAATATGAACATGTGGATATTTTCTTTTAATATATTTTATCTTATCTTCAAGATAAAAATCAAAAAGAGGTTCACCTATACCAGCAAAAGATACTACATTATATTGATTTGTTTCTTTGAATATTTTATCTATTAAATCTTTAAATAATCTATAACTCATAACTGTACGCTTTCTATTCATAGAATCATTTTTACAGAATATGCAATTATGATTACAAATTGTACTTACTTCAAATCTTATTTCAGGGTTGTTGGGTATCATATTTATGTCCTTCAAGTCCTAAATTAATAAAAGGATTTAGAGAATAGATATTACATTTATAAATTTCTTTAAGTTTTTGACGAAGCCTTATTGAATCTTCTTCAACTCTTTTAAACCACATATTATGATATTTATTGAAATCATTTTTATGAAATTCTATTAATCTTTTACCGTAATCAAACATGTGGGATTTATTATCTATCCAACCACAATCATGGCCACATAACATTATATTTTTTGCTCCCATATATGCAGCTAAATGAATACAGCTACTTATTGTGCTATAACTAACAAAAATATCATCATCTTTACCTATCGATTTTAAGTTTTCTACGAAATTAGTTTCGAGTTCTCCGAATCTTCCACGCTTATGAGTAAAAATAAAATGAGATTGATATTCATTTAAGGGTTGATCTATATCTCCACAATCATGCTTTGAAGCTATAACTATTTGTTTATTATCTATTGCTTCTTGAACAAACTCTTGATGCTTATGTAAATTATAATCTAATTCAAAATATTTCCATACCTGACAGGGACCTATTGTAACCTTATTTTTAAAAAAATCTTTTGCTATAAATTGCATTGAAGTACCAGATCCAATAACCCAAATATCTTGATCCTTATAAATATTTTTTAATTCTATATGAGATATACGTCTATTAGCCATTTAATATTATCGCTCCAAATCCATTTTTACCATGCAAGGGTAATTGTATTTTAGTACCTTTAGGTTTAAAATCAAACCAAAAATCAGACATAAAATCCGTAGTTATATTGCCATTAATATCTTCAACTATATGAATATCATCAATTAAAACTAAACCGCCTTTTCTCATATATGGTATCCAATGATCATATTCTATTTTATTACGTGATCCTTTACTAGATGTATCTATAAAAAGAATATCAATATTTTCTAAATTATATTTTAAAGGAGCCAAGCTATCTTGAATCCAAAAATCGATATTAGGTCGTAAGCATCCCTCAAATTTCTTTTTATCTTTTATATCAATAGTTATAACCTTGCCATCCGGATTACCCAGGGCCAAGCATGCAGCAGCAATGCCACGATTAGTACCAAGTTCAACACATAAATAAGGTTTAATTTTTTTACTTAATTGATAAAGAAATCTATAATATGTAGCTTTCTCGGGATGTATACTTTCTTGTTTAATTATACTATTATATATTTCATTTGGGACATCACATAGTTCTGATAAATCTCTTATTATTTTTTCTATCATATTTTCATTATCTCCGCTTCTACATGATGAGCCGTTCCAGAAAAATCATAAAGTTTTTCAGAGAATTTTATCTGACCTAAAGTTAAGCCGAATATTCCTGATACAGCAAATATTAAATCATTATCTTGTACATCTGCATCTGGTTCAGCAATTAATCTATAATTAGAAACATCCTCTTGACCTTGTTTTAAAGTTCTTATTCGACCATTTTCTGCAAAAAATCTTATATTCATATTCTCTGAAATAAGAATTTCCTGATTTAATGGTTGTCCCATTTTGCTTAAGGCTCTAGCCTTTATAAATCCATCACTAATGCCTGATATTGTAATACCCGTAAGACTTGTAAAATTCAACTGTCCTACTTGAACTCCATTATCCGCGAAGTTTAAAGTTTCAGTAGTATTGCCTGCAAGATTAACCAAACCAGATGAAACGGTAGCGCCTATAATTTCTACTTCTATCCTACTACTTTTAGCAGGTTGTCTATCTACAGATATGGAGGCCCCTACGGCAATCTCATCAACTACGAAAGCTGTATTGCGTTTAAGATTAACTACACTTGTTAATATATCAGTTACAGCGCTCATAAACCTCCTTATATAAGTCTTGATATTCCTGAGACATTCTTTCAGCATCGTATTCTGTCTCTACCCAGGCACTAGATAATCCACTAAAAGCATCTTGGATATTTGTATTTAAAGCTTTCCTTGTTCCAACTACAAGTGATTTTATATCCTTATCAACCAATATTGCATATCCTTCTAATAATTCACGATTGACATCATTTTTATATGTTACAACTACTGAATTCATATAAGCTGCTTCAATAAGAGAAAGGCCAAATCCTTCTGTTGGACTAGGATATAAAAAAACTTCCATTATTTGTAAATAATTAGCTATATTTAATTGATTAGGAATCCATATTACATTTTTAATGGGTAAAGATTCAACCATTAATTTTAACATTCCTTTATAACCATTGCAATTCTGTGCCTCATCCCCTATGATTATAGGTACAAAATTAATTCCTTCTTGTTGAAGATAATAGCAAGTTAATAACCATTCCTCTAATCCTTTATCTTTACCTATGCGGCCAAGTCTACCAATAATAGGTATTTCAGAATTTAATTTTAATTCTTTTATAACTTGATCAGCTGTTTTTGTAGGGATCATAGATTCAAAATCAATTCCATTAAGAATATATGCAGCATTTTTATTTAAAGATGCTACAGCTTTAGTTACACCGACTCTTTGAGTTATATAATCATCACGATTAGGGGATCTAACAGGAGAATGGATAGTTTCAACAATAGGAAATTCTTTTTTGAGATCATGAGCTAAATTACTCGGAGCGCCTCCACAATGTATATGTATAATATCTGCTTGAATATCTAGTTCTTTATCTGAGAGTAATGTTATTTTAGCTCCAACCTTTTCAAGTTCTGATTTATAATTACCATCTTTATAAGCAGCGATAAAGTGTTCATTTTGTTTATCGTATTTAATGATATTACGAATTATTTTTTCTACTCCTCCAAAATCTAACTGATTTAATTCATGTACTATTTTCATCATTACCCCTTTCTGTGGCTCTGAGCCCTCATTGATTATTTAATAATATAACTCCAAAACCTGCCTTTCCATGTATATCTAAATCAAATTTAAATCCTTTCTCTGGCACAAGATTAATCCAAAAATATTTCATTGCCTCAGTTAAATAAATATCATCAAAAAAGATTATCCCATTTTCAGACATTTTATTTTTATAAAACATATATTCTTCATATACTCTTATTCCATCATGATTAGTATCTATAAATAAAATATCTATATTTTTTATATCTATTGGTTTTAAACTATCTTGATTTAAATATTTCACATTATCTTTTATGAAATTTCTATTTAGATGATTTGTATGATCTACAGTATATATTTTGCTATTAGGATTACCTCCAGCTAAACAAGCTATAGAAATACCTGTATCTGTTCCTAATTCTAAAATAACAGAAGGCTTAAATTTTGTAGTAAGAAAATAAAAGAATCTATAATAATGAGCAATCACGCCAGGGCATTTAAGTAATGCATCTTTTTGAGTAGATACCATTTCTTCTAAATCCTCTGGTAATTTATTCTGTGATATTGTTTGCAATTCTATTAAATCTTGTTTTGAAATATTAATCATTTATTTCGCCTCTTAATGCTTTTTGAATTAAAATATCATTATAATTAAAATCAGTATAGAAAATTTCAGTATCAGCATCAGCCGGAGTCATTCTCGAGCGCTCTTCATAATTCTTAGCAATTTCAAGTAATCCACTGACTACTGCTTTTGGATCTTCTTCATAATTACCAGCTTTAATTCTCTTAGCGATTGCAGCTTTATTTGCAGCTATACTTTTTAAAGAAATCGCAGAAGCTAAATATATATCATTACTTGTTAATCCTAAAGTTACATTTATTTCTTCATCAGATAATAATGCAGTAGCCTGAGTTGTATCACCAATAAGAACTCTAACCTTTCCGATATTCGTTCCAGTATTAAATGTAAAACTCATGGCTATCCTCCTTTTAAACCGTGTGAGGAACTAGAAAGTTCCCCACACGGTTTACACACACACACTTTTTTAAGCTTTACCTCTATAGATACCTTGCCAATAAGCGCGAGCAAGGGCCCAATCGTGACGTACTTTGTAAACCAATTCATCAAACTCATACTGCCAGCGATCATCTCCTCCAGCGAGATTAACTACATTTGCTTTTTTCAACAGGAGATCCGGAGATTCTTTACCACCTAAGAAACCTACTTCAACCGGCGGAGCTTCTTGAGGCCCTGCAAGAACATACCATGCAGTCGTACTGGTTAAAAATGCCTCTCTCAGCACCTTCAATCTTTTAGCTTTGCCAATTTCAGTAGTACCACCTGCAGTAGTAACAGGTATAAAAGCCTGGCCTTCAGTAATTCTTAATGCTGTATCTTCTAATTCTGGAGGGACCATAATAAATCTAGCTTCTAGACCCATTTTTTCACCAGAACGAGGCTCTGTAGATTGTTCAATAGCGGTCATACCAGCAGATACCGCAGCAATACCAGCGGCCGAATTAGCTAGTGCGGTGTCACCAGAATTACTGTGATCAACGTGAAACATTGACTTACCATCATACATCAAACCATCGCCTTCAATTTGATCAACTATTTTTTTAGCTAAAGTACGGCCTGATGATCTACCAAAGCGAGCCGGTTGTCTTACTATAGCTGCAAGATCATCATTAATAATGGTTCTCCTACTAACTGTAAACGTTCTCCCATAAGTTCTTAATTGAATCTGATAATTATCATCGGTAAGTGTCGAATCACTATAGGGACCGTTTTCCTCAACTTCTACTAGATCCGGAGCTTCGGATACCAATACTCTGTCTGCTTTTTTAAAGTCTACCATATTGGAAATCATAGTGTATTGTCTCCATGGAGATTTAACACCTTTGAATTTATCCAATAAAACTTTAAACATAGTATTGGCCAGAAGTTTGGGAAAGTCAGTAGTTGAATTTGACTCTCTCAAATCATAATACATTTGCAAAAGCGATTTATGCATAACTATTTACCTCCTTCTTTGATTTAATATAAACTAGCTTTGATCTTGTCCTGCCGGTCTTCCCTGTGGCAGTAGCAAACCATCAAACGAACCATCGGTTGCACTTACCGCAGTAACAACTTTCACAGCTGCGTAATCATCGTTTGCAGATCCAAGTGAAAGCAATCCAGTGCTAGTATCCCAATACAGAATAGTACCAACAGCTGGTTGGCTATTCGCCCAGAAATCCCAGGTCATGCCCCATACTCCCTCTAATGCGAAAGCTACAGACGCACCAGAGAGTTTATGGTTCAATGGGATACCTATATATCCCTTTTGACGCGTTAAGGCACCAGATGACACATCAGCGGCTATACCTGCAATCGTAAGTCTTTTACCTGAAAACTTAAAGTTCTTTGCCATGATAAAATATCCTCCTTTTAAATTTCTACGCTATTAAACGTAGCGGGATTTATTCATCCTCGTTTTCTTTGTCCTTTTTTTTCTCTCCCACTCCTGCTCTTGTATCTAGATCCTTTTGTACGGATTCCTTCAATCCACCTTCACCTTCACTGCCAGAACCTGTATTGATTTTGCCTTTTTTGCTGAACTTATTCAGATATTCAAGTTCAGTTTTTATAGCAGCTGCAACAGATTCTTTCAACTTAATTTCAGACTCAACCAACTCTCTAGAGAAAGCTTCCAAAATGCGATTTTTAGTAACATCTTGGAGATCTTTACCTTCCATCAGCTTTGTTACCGTCTCTTTTTGCTGATCTAACTTTTCTTTTTTCTCAAAGTTAGCTAGCTTTTCTTTTGACTCTTTCAGCTCTTTTTCTTTTTGCTGACTTTCTCCAGATTCCTTAATGCTCTTTTTCACACTTTCAGTAATCGCATTTAGCAATTCAGGATTCTCTTTTTTTAGATCTTCAAACGTAGCTTCATGTAATTCCATTGTTTTCCTCCCCTTATTTGATTCTTTCAATAGTCGAGACACCCTTCCTCGTGCGCCAGCCTCTGTCACCCAGTCAACACTAGCTGGGCCGTTTTGGCGACGCATTACAATTTGCTCAACTATTTGCATTTCTTGACCTTGTACTTTTCCATATGATACACGGCCACCTGTGTTTATTGATAGTCCGATATGCCCTCTTGCTACCGGATCCTTCAATCTTTCTCTTAACCAATTATCATGTACAGCTATTTTTCCCATAGCTTTACCATTATCATAATGAGATTCGACTATAGTAGAACCCCAATCTTTTAAATTTCTTTCCGGACGTTCCCTGTCTTCTGTTTTGGTAGGATGATTGATATACATTTTGAGTCCATTGAATTTTGGAGCAGCTTCTCGTATAGTACTGTCCGGATAATGTCTTTTTTTATTAAAATTAGTTCCTTTTTCTATAAGCACTACTTCAACTTCACCAGTCTCTTCATCGAAATTAGCTTCTTTCAAAGATATAAATTCAGCTAGATCTAAGTCCATATTTTGAGCTGATTTAGTTATTTTAATACCATTCTCTTTTAATTCATTCATTACGTTAGTTTGTTTTCCTTTATTTTCTTTTATCTGAAAAGTCTCAACAACTTCTTTGGGCTTTTCAAAAGTTACTTTATCATCTTTAAGAGTAAAAGGTACTAAAAAAGTTTTGTCTCTAAATCCTACAATGATTTTATCCAAAAACATAAATCGTATAAATGGAGATGGCGCTATTTCCCCTTTATTAACTTTACCCGCATTAAATAAATCTGTCTTTTTTCTAAGAGCTTCACTAACTTTATCTCTCATATGTTCAAAGCTACCTACAGGGGATCCTTCACCAAGATCTATACCATCTTCTCTCATTTTAGTGATTTGAGCATTAGCTATTCTAAATGCCTTTCCTTCATCTTTTGAATCTTTAAAAACAGAATTAAAAGTTTTAATCCAAGCATCCTTAAGCTTTGGAGGAAGTTTTTTAATTCTATCTGGTGCATTTTGAGCTGTAAAAGGTTCAGATATATTCAATTCATTATCAAAGTCTAATGCTTTATCAACTTCTTTAAATTCTTCTTCAAGTTTATCAATTCGAGCAAAGAAAGCCTCTTTAAACTTTTTGATTCTCAAGCTTAATTGTTCCAGTTTCGACATGATTTTCTACCTCCTTAATTATTTGTTTAAACTCTGCATATTGTAACAATACTTCTAGAGCTTCACCTAGAATTTTTATGTTCTCTTCAAACGATTTAATCTTTTCTCTATTATCTTCATTCAAATTAAGAATATCTTTATTAATACTAAGTAGAATATCTGAAGAAACTTTTCTATTATTTTGAATAGATTGATTTATTTTATTAATAGCTTCTTTCACATCAGAATTATTTCTTTCTTTAACTCTTTTAAGTATTTTAGTAACTTGTCTTAAAACTTTATTTTTTTCTTCTTCAGTCCATATTCCTTTACCAACTACTCCATGTGATATCGCTACACCACCAGCACTTGAAATTGTTCTCCAATCAAATTGATCCATTGCATAAAGAGGTGTTGCTTGTCCAGTATCCCAAACCACAAATCCTGAAAAGTTATCATCAAAGGTTATAATTCCTCCATACAATCCTGTACTAGCTATCAGTTCTGTTATACCGGATGTAGTGCGTGCTAAGTTCACAGAACCATCAGCATTAAGTAATCGATATCCAACAGTTGTCAAGCCGCCTTTTCTTGAACCAAAATTAACTGATTTAGATAATATTAAACTCATAGTATTAATATAGGTATAGTAGCTGCTAAGAAGAAATATCGTCCCGTCTCTTCTATTATATCATTTTTAAATATTCTACTCCAACCGCCCATTAGTATAGCGATCACTAAAGCACGTATTAATATTAACCACCAGATCAACCCGGCCCATATCAAAGGAAATATAGCTAATCCACACATAAAACCATGGAACCAGAAATTATCATAACCAAATAATTTATCCCAATATGTACTCAATGCTCCTAATGTTATAGGAATACATAAAATCAACATTACCCATCCCAGAGTATCTATCGGATGCCAAAGAAATAATAAATAACCATAAGTCATAAATGGACATCCCAGATCTCTATATTTAGTATTAAAAGGTTTACCTATGCCACCCAATCTGCCCAGGATTCCGCATATGCTACTTGCTATTATCCACTTTATCATTTTTTTTAGCCTCTAATATTTTATAATTAGCACAACCGAAAAAAGTTTGTTTTGGTGCATTATCGTAATTAGATATTCGTTCAGCTTCTTGCTTGTTTTTAAATGTTCCTTTTGTATGCGGCCTCACAACAGTTACATAAACAGCCCATACTAAACCAGCACAAAATAAAAATGCACTGAAACGTTTAATGAAGTGCCATATAAAATTGCCTACTGCTTGTCCCGCTACTACTGGTACCATATTAATTTCCTTTCAATTTTTTCACAAAGACTTCGATTATTAAATTAATTTCACTATCAGAAACATTTACTAAATTTGTTATAGCATAATCTTTTATTCTTTTAAATGCTTCTTCTCTTTTTTTAGGACCAGACAAATCGCTATTTTTCAATTCTTGTACTGTGTTCATTGCAATGTCTTTTAATTCAGATATGATGATTTTGAAAGCGACATTGAATACTTCTTTTAGAATGTCAGAAATTTTCACTACTGCATTACTGAAAAATGCTTTGATTTTTTCCCAGATATTCATTGTTCCTCCTTTTTTCTATCTGTTTTTTGAAAATAAGAAATAAATACCATTGAAATAATCGCAGAAATAGCCTGTGCTTCTAATGCTTTTGTATAAACAGCATATATAAAAACAACGCCAGAAATTAAAGTAAGTATAAATCTTCCTGATAATAATTTATCAATTATTTTATTCATCTTTTATTATCACCATTTCTTCTATATTGTTTGTAAGTTTTCTAAGCGTCCTTAATTTGTCTTTAGATCTTTTAATATCTTCCATAGTCCAATGTATAAGGCTGTTTAATTGGCAACTAATAATTTTTATCTTCTCGTGAACTCCTTTTTCAATTTTTACTGCTATCGTCATTAGAAAGTATCCTTAAAACTTCTATGTAGTTAGATGCTATCAGTTTCATCTGTTCTTTTATAACATCGGTATACTTATCTATCTCTACTAATTTAGCAACTATTGCTTTCTTATCTTCTATCTTCATTGGATTAAAGCCGTTATCATTACTCCCATAAGAATAAAACCACCTGCCATAATTCCAAGCATTGCCTGAAATCTTCTATCAGACCATATACTTTTAAGTCTACCTTCATCTTTTATATGTTTATCCATTAATACATAGCTTTCAGTCCTATCAAAGCATCTTTCGTTTATCTTACTTACTTCTTTTACTATTATATCTAATTTTTTACAAGTTGCATCTTGACGAATTTTGGCTTCTCTATCATGAGATTTCCAACCCTCTTCGAGTTTGGTTTCTAATATAGTTAATCTTCTTTCACAAAAAATTTTATCTTCTCCATTCATTTCTTTTTCCTTATTTTCGCTAAAATTATTGTTCCAATAACAGGTATCAAAGCAATCACTATCTTAATCCAAAAGGCAGTCCCTTTGACTGTTTCTATTATAATTTTCTGTTGAGGATATACGCCTTCTAACATTATTCGTCCTCTAATCTACCTTGTAAAACTATTTTAAATTTAAAAACTTTACCTACAGGAACAGTATATGATTTAGAAGCATTACCTACGCTTAATTTAACTTCTTCCTCTGCTATTGCTATAAGTTGTCCAGTCTCATAGTTAAATATTTTTTTAGCAGGAATATTTATTACTTCAACAGGTGCATTATCAAATATGTCTTGATTATTTCCATATACAAAGGTTGCTATCAAACATAACATCATTATTAAAACTATTTTATTCATATATCCTCCTTTATGAATCATCTCGAATATACTCCATTACCAAATTTGCAGGTTCTGTAATTACTCCACCTATATCTAAATCAGTATTTTCTACAATAGCTTTTAATTCAACTGTATCATTCGCATTTAAGGAATGAATTATTTCGTTAGTTGCGCTTGTTCCTGCTTGAGTTGTGATTCTTGCATAAGCACCAGATTCTGAATGTCCTATTAATGTATCACCAACACCTACATTAACAAAAATAGCTGCTCTTCCATGATAACGAGTACCTGCATCTAAATCAAAATTAACATGATATCCTATTTTATATAATCCATCTTTTTGTATCGTAACTGTACCTGCACTTTCTGAATAATAATCTGAATCTGCTATTACAACAGTATCTAGATCTAAGGTAGTATATGCTACATTTCCTGCTATTTCAGCGCTTGCATAAGCATAATAAAACCCAAATCTCGATACCATACCAGGAGTTCGTAATCCATCTGTATCAAGAGTTAAAATTTTAGTTCCATCAGTTGTAAGACCTAAAGTTCCAGATCCTGAATCATAAGACAAAAATGTATCTCCTAACGCAGAACCTACTACACCTTCAAAATAAAGGCCTACATCAGGAATAATAACGATAGGCTCATTTGTAAAAATTCCAAATTGTCTAGTAGTGATAGAACCTGCCATAGCACCAAAAGCTTCGATAAATACACCATATTTATTAACTGTACCGCCACTTGAACCCGCATTTGCTAATCCTCTATTATCATTAACATGATAACCGTAGAAATTTTGAACGCCACCAGATATAGAAATATCTGTATCTATACCAAATTCAGCAGCATTAACATAGAAATTATTAGTTCCTGCGCTATCATTGTTTAAAGTCTGCCTATTTAATATTCCATAGTTAACAGCAAAATCAACAGATAAAGTTTCTGATGAAAGAATATTTGATGCCGCTGTTCCACTTGTATATTCATAAACAAAATTTAAAGCACCACGTAAACCACCAGAAGAATCAACAGACATTATAGATGTAGTAGGCGGAGCAGTACCATCCAATCCTATATGTCCATCTTCATTTATTCTAATTAGATCTGATCCATCTGATTTTTCTAATAATAATAAATCGCTATTCTGAGTAGCATTACCTTGAATAACCATTTGTATTTGATCATCATCACCATCTATTGAAAATTTAGAAGAATTTACTGTAGCAGTGGCGCCTATTGATACTTCATCTGTAATTGATCCTGCTGAACCAGGATGAATTACGGTACCAGTTTGTTCCCAGTAAGTAATAGGTACTGATTCAGTTGTACATGACCAAGTATTTGTAGCTTGAGTATATCGTAAATGTTGAGTTGATCCTGTACAATTCGGAATAGTTTTATTTTGCCAATCGCTTCCACTCCCCATTAATAAGGTATCATCCGTAGGTGGAAGCGAACATTTAAGCAATGTACCTGTTGCATCGTATTGACAAATATTTAAACTTGTTAATGCTCCTTCTTTAATAGAAAAAGTATCGCCCGTTAAAGATTGGAGAGTTCCACTAACTGCAGCATTAGTTTCATCTGAAATATCCCATGGATTAGCTGTATTATCCCAATCTCCAGCTATTACTGCATTATCAGCTAATTGTCCATATTGAGTATGATCATTATCTGCAAGACCACCAAGATTTCCATGATCGGTAATACCAGTTGTCGCAAATACAGTATCGAAAGCGCTTTCAATAGTTGTAGTTGTGGCCGCTCCTTCTTGGAAAATATATCTACCTATTATACGTCCATGAACTATTATTCTATCAGGAAGAACGCTTGGGCTTCCTTCTTCTGAAGCTTGAGCTGATGTAGGATATTCCGCAGTTCCATATACACAAACTAAATCGCCGTCGCTTTCTATAAACCACCATAGATTTGCATATTTATTAGGACCTAATGCTGTTAACGTCCCGCTATTATCATAATTAGCATTATCCCATTGAGAATTTCCACTTGATTCTAATCCTGCTGAAGAATAGCTATCAAAGGTATCAGAACCGCTAGTATCAATAGTTGCTATTGTAAATTCGTTTACCCTATCCCATAATGTACCTGTCGTTACCGTAACGTTTCGCGTTCCGGTTTCACCTATAATAATTCCACCACTTCTATTGTCTCTAAACAATTTTTCTGTTTCATAAAATCTCTGAAGTCCGTGAGCCGCAAAATTAGAAACAAATTGAGGATTATTTATAGCATGTATAGTCCCACTTTCATTAACAACTGAACCCAATGGAAATTCAGTATGCATATTCCAACTATCAGTTGTCTTAACTATAAGCTGTGGAGATCCCGCATTATATTCAACGCCTATATAACGAATAGTATCTGTAGGAATAGCTGTGCCACTAACAGCAGCTAAATCAAATAAGTATATATCTGCTCTATGGCTATTTGTATCACGTAATGCACCCTTAAGAATCGCTACATCTATAGTTTCGCTCCCTCCATCTGTTATCGCTCCTCCATCTATCAATCCAGTGCTAGTATATGTATCAACATCATCCTGAACTGTTTCAAAAGTAGATCCAGATATTACTCTTACTTTTATATCTGACGCATCAATATCATCTATTGTATCTAAAGCTAACTGTACATCAGAATCAGCCGATGAAAGTATATTATTAAAAGCAGTAGTAACTGTTCCTATAAACTCAGCAAAATCCAATACCGGTATAGGTGCAGGTTGCGTAAATCCTAATTTAAGAATTACCGATAAACCTAATATACCTAATAATATTTTCTTTCTCATATCGTAGCAACGTCTCCTTTAGGTATTACCTGCAAGGCATGTCGACATCTACCTAAACAATTCTGCTCTCCAGGCACAGGCGCTTCGTTTACTGGCCACGGATTACCATCTACCGCTTCTTGACATCCAGGGCAGTTTCTCTCATCATCCGGGCCCACAAAATTAACAAAGATATCGGTATTACGCCCCGCTTCTTTAACAGCTCTTTCTTCTACGGTCCACAATGCACCTACATAATGTTCCAATCTACTTTCAAATTTACTTACACTTAGATTCACAGCTTTATTATACTCAGCAACCGAAGCAAAACTTTGTTTCATAGTTCCACCTATACCTGCATTCATAGCAGGTATTAAACTCTCATCTAAAAATTGTGAATTCCAAAGCAAGGCATCTCCAAGCACCCCATCTGCCGCACCCTCAGATTCATATACTGTTTCAGATATATTTATACCAGGAATAACATCTCTTAATTCAGATTGCATAAATTTCTCGCCTATACCTACTGCTACAGGGAAAAATGAGCGTGCGGATATTTTCATCTTTTCACCAAACTTAAATAATTTATTCTCTAAATCACTAACAATACCAGTAGTTCTACCATCTGGCAATGATGATGTTTTAATACTTTCTTTTATCTCTTTTTTGAGAATATTAAAATTAGTTGCAATAGATTTACGGAATGAATTAACTTTTTGTTCTAAGAAATTATTCTTTTTTGATAAACGGCCAATATCTTTTTTAGGTGCTTCGATTGCTTCTTTAGTATCTTTAGGCTTATCCTTATGTGGATTATCTTTAGGCTTATCCTTTGGTATATTTTTAAGTTCTTCACTAATATTACGTATATTAGCATCATTCATAAAGCGTTCAGATGCTAACTCGGATGACACTAATCCCGATTCCTTAGCGTTTTTCCAACCCTCAGAAGACTCTTTAATATCTGCTTCAAGTATAGGTGGGAAATCAATATCTATGCTTCTATCGAAATCGGCCTCAGTAATGATCCTATTAGCTTTAGAATCCTCTTTTTGATTACCAGGTAATAAGCCTTTTTCTATTTTTCTATCAATCATATATTGCAGAATTGTATCGTATATTCCCATCCATAATGTTTGATATGCTGAAAATTTCTTTATCATAGGTAATTCCATTGATTTAGCTGTAGCTAAATTACCAGTTGATGGATCCCCATAATAATGCTCAAATATTCCCGATGCCGCCGCAACTTGCAATTTCATTTCACGCGCACCATCTTTCATTACATTTACGCCACCAGTAGGTGTTCTTATTGCTTCAAGACTAAGGGCCTCATTCTCTATTTGGGTTCTTCCTGCTGTATTTTTAATATTAGAAAAATCTGTCTTTGAATTCATCGCACTAGCTATTGAATTTACTTGAGCCGGCGTACCTTTAACTTTCTTTTTCCATGCAAATTGAGATAATGCCTTTATAAATGTAGCCATATCCCCAGCCATATCTTTATGCGCTCTCATCCAATCAAGTCCTCTAAATAAATCAGGTACTCCAAATTTATCATTAATATCACCATTGATTTTTACGTGATATATCCGCGCATCATCTCTAAGTTTATTCACTGGAATATTAGCTTCTTTTATAGCTATATTATCTTTATCTGGATAATATGCTACTTTAGTTTCTGCAAATTCATTTATATCATTTACAAAATCAAATTTATTTTCTCTAAATTTTACTTTATAAAACAAAGGACGCATTCTATCATTTGGATCCTTAATAATATCATCTACTTCTATAGAATTAAGTATCCTAACTTTTACGTTACCTTCCTCATCATCAAATAAAAGAAAGAATATGTTCCCTTCATATTGTATTTTATTAGACAATGATTGCTGAGCCTGATAACTAGTAAATGAGAGTTTATTATCTGGGTCATTCCAAAATTTCTCTATTTCTTCCTGAACTTCTTCTTCTTCTATTTTAGGCATAGCTAAACCTTCACCAAATACAAACCAAGTAGTAAGATTACACCAATGGCCAGCTAAAGGATTATTAAAATAAAATATCCTACTTCTAAGCAATGCTTTTTTAAATCCGCCAGATATAGCTAAACGACTTTGTTCGTTTTCATCAAGACTTAAATTAATCCAACCCAAATCTTCTAATGTTCTCTCTGCGCGTGTAAGTGTTTCTTTAATCTGATTGAAATCTTTATTTCTAAGTAATTTTAATCCAAACATAATTATCTCCTGTTATGTTTTTAACATTCTATATCTAAGATTTGCAATACAATCACCATTATCATCAGATGCAGTCGCCATAACTGAAACACTTACTCCAATCGGAGCTATAGGTTGATCATCTATCTCACCGAAATCAACTATAGCTTCTTGATTACTTTTATCTTTAGTAGTCCATTTTATTATAGAACCGAATTTCAATACTCCTTTTATAGATATTGAATTTTCTTCTTCTCCATTTCCACTTCTAATTGCTGAAAAACTAATTACTTGTATTCTCCATCCTAATAATCCAAGAACAGTAATTATTGATGTTTCAGAATTCTGCGCTAAATTTGATGCTATTTGAGGTTCTAATATCATAATTAATATTTTCCTACTTATCTACTATCTTCGATTTCGTCTAATTTTGGTTTCATTGAATTCAATTTATTATTAATAATTACCTATAACAACCGGCTCAACCCCAACTTCTTCTTGAGTTACGATCGACTGAGTCTCTTTTTGAGGATCCTCATATGTTAGAAATCTCGCACCTTCCCGGGCAAACCAAGATGCCATAACTGTATCCTCTGCTTCACCAAGAGGATGTTCCATCATTTCTTTACGCCAAACATTAATCGGATGCAGATTATCAAATATATCTATACCTTTATATGGTACTATCCAACTTTTATTAGCAAACTCAACCTCTAAAGATGGCAATCCTAACATTGGATCAGCCTTTTGTTTACCTGTACAAAAAGGAACTATATTAAGATCGAAAGACTTTTCAGCTGCCCACTGCACAATAGCTTCTTGAGCAGCATTATTCTCACAGACTATTATATGAGGATGATGATCTCTATAAGCATTTATAATCTCTGTTATTGTTCTAGTGGGTCCCCATTTGCCGCGACGAATATCAACAAGAAACTTTTGTCCTAAAGGACTTAGCGCGAGGGTAAATATAACTACCTGTTTACCAAATGGATCTATTCCAATACAACGTGGCCATACCCGCTGTATTACATCTTGCCCTATCTCCGGTCTAAATATCTTTTCTGATGATGGAAAAGTTCTATCCTCATCGCTTAATGCCTGCTGACGAAAACCTCGATTAAATGCACGTTTACCTATGAGATTAAATCTTTGTTTTAATTCCTTTTTATTCCACTTGCTCCAAACTGGAATTCTAAATTTTCCTTTAAATGCAGATTCACATTCTATGCTTTGAAAATCCTCTGATATTTTCATTACTAAGAATTTCCATTCCTTATTCTTTAATATCTCTGATGTATTATCATCTTGATGCCAAACAGTAGCTATATAAACAATCATTCCATCAGGGACCAAGCGTGATAACCAAACATTCTTAAAGCAATCTTTTACAGCCGGCCGCATAGCAGGATTTGATATTGCATTACGCATATCAACAGGATCATCAAATAAAAGCATATCACACCTAGATCCTGTACCAGATGACATAACGCCCCATGCTTCAACTGTGCCATCTTTTGACTTAGAATCACGTTTAACTATAATCTTATGCTTAGTCCAATCTTCACCTTGAGCCGGTACAATATTTGGATATACTTTTTGATAATCTTTATCATAAAGAATATATTTAATAATAGATGATACTCTGGCTTTAGAATTATCATCAGTATTAGTAACTATAAAAATACGCACATTAGGATTTTTACCAATCTCATCTAATGTGCGGCCTATAACAACCTGTTCAGTTTTACCGTGTCCCCAGGGCGCGAGGATTCCACAGTATTTTTCTTTACGTCTTTTACATTCATCTATGTGCCATTGTATCTCTTGATGAATGCGGGCTTGATTAATCTTCTTTCCTTTCTCGTCCTTTAATATATAGGAAAGAAATAAATCAATTTGAACTTTCGACTGATTCGAGATCAAGCAATCCGAATCTCTTAATAAGCCCAATGTTGTGTTGTAATCTATTTTTGACGACTGCTGGCTCAAGGACTACCTCCGCTTTTGCTTCAGCTCCTGCACTTGCTGAAGCATTAACATCTATTTTTGTTTCAGTGAATTTCCAATTAGCTTTATTCTGCAACCAAGCCTTACACGCCGTAGTATCACCTTTTAATGCCTTAGCATATAATGCATCCACAACTAAAGAATTTCTATTTGTTTTTAACTTTTCTATTCTTAATTCTAGCTTAGGGCTTTTCGCAATCCATCTATAAAAAGTCATTCTTGTTATTCCAGCTATTTTGCAAGCAGATATTATTGTATTCCCTTCTCTGAAAGCATTTAACAACTTCTTAACTGTAGACATATTCCATTTCATACGGTCACCAAATTTGTAACATTCGTCACTTTTTTATTAGTAAATTGTTCCCATCTTTTGACTATGACATCACAGTATATGGGATCTAATTCAATAGTAAAACATTTTCTTTTTAATTGCTCGCAAGCTAATAAAGTAGAACCAGAACCTCCAAACATATCTAAAACTATATCATCTACTACTGAAGATTTCTTAATAGCTCTTTCAGCTAATCTAAGCGGCTTTTGAGTAGGGTGCTGATACGTGCTTATTTTATCTCTATTCTCATACCAAGTAGATAATAGCTCTTCATACTCTTCGTGATTAACAATATCTTTATAATTACCTATTTTATTATAGAAGTGTTTCTTGCCTTTTTTCCAACCATGAAAATAAGGCTCAAATGTTCTATGAAAATCTTGTCCAGGCGATAATACTTGATAGTTTTTTATCCAAATTATAACTTGGGAGAAATGCCAACCTCCATCAATTAAACTTTGCCTAACTATATGATGAAATTTATTTGCATACCAACAATAATAATTTGTATCTTCAAAACTAAATTTATAAGCATTTAAGAAACAGTCTTTGATAAACTGATAATATTCCTTATCGCTTTTCTTATCATTAAAGAAATTATGTTCAACTGTCTTACCTTTATGCAAACCAGAACGCCAATCATAACTATAATCAACATTATATGGTGGATCAGTAAAAATCATCTTAGCCCTAATTTTATTAAATAATATTCTATAACTTTCTATATTAGTAGAATCACCACACAATAATTTATGATCGCCTAATTGATATAAATCTCCTTTTTTAGTAACTGGATTTCCTTTAATTTTTTCAATCTCTTTTTTGACATTAAAATCATCTTCGTCAACTCCTAATATTAAATCCATCTCATTACTATCAAATCCAACACCTAATAACATGTCTTCATCAAACTTAGCTAATAGGTCCCAATCCCATTCACCAACATTTTTATTTAATCTGAGATTAAGCTCTTCTTCTTCCTTTTCTGATAACTGTCTATCAGGGACCCGGACATCGACATCTACAATTCCTTGATCCTTTAAGATTTTAATGCGTTGATGTCCACCAATAATTTTATTATCCTTATTGATTATAATAGGATCCGCTAGGCTAAATTTCTGAATTGAATTAGAAAGGTCTTTGGATTGTTTATCTGATAATGTACGAGGATTATATTTTGCGGGGATTAAATCGGAGACTTTACGCTTCTCTGTCTTCCAAGCTAACATATATATAAAATAGCATGGAAATTATTACGTTGTCAACTACAAATATTTTAGCAACTTATTCTCCCGTCGGAGTTTAGGGCAAAATTTTTTACACATGTCTACCCCTTACAATCTTCCATGCAAGCTTGAGCCTATCTCCTAGCGCGAGGGACTTTATAACATGGTTGATCCATTTCTGCATGTCCTTACGAATTTCTTGGCGTAGTTTTCTGTAGATTTTGCCGCTCATTTAGTTTTTTTTGCCAAACACGAATGGCTCTCCCATCCTTCAAAAAGTTCATATTTAGAATGTATATGTCCAAGAGCCCTAACAAATAATTTCTTTTTTTGCGCATTAACAGAAATTAGTTTATTTTTAATTGTCTTTAACCAAAGAATATCTGCTCCACAATTTTTACATTTAACTATTTTCATTTTAATTAAACCTCCTTTTATAATTTATTCTCCATCATCGTTTTGATCAATTACTATATATCCACATCCCCAGCAACTTTTACATTTTTCGGGTGCTGATGTAGTACTATCCATATAAAATCCAGCAGCAACTTCTCCCCGGCCTTCACATACTGGACAAACTTGTGCTTGTTTCATTTCATCCACTTCCTTAATCCTCTAATATTTAAGATCTGTAAACAAATCGCCATGCAGCAAAGATAATATTGCTTTGTTTTCCATCCAATGAATCCCCATATGCATTGATTGATGATTGATAAATACCATATTGCGATATTTTTATTGCCGGTAAGATAAACCGTCAGGACCGTATTGAATGAAGCTATGTATCCTAAAGTTTTAATCATTTTTTTTCGGGTGGTAGCTCTAACCTTATAACGATAACATCACTGGCAAGTTATAAAGCTGGTGGCACTCAGGTTCAAGAGTATACCCTATCCAGTTCCAGAGTTGTCCAGAGCTACTACCGTTTTTCATAACTCAAATTCTATTTCAAAGTTAGGCAATAAAGGCGCTATGTGCTTCCACTTAAAGTCTTGATAACCATCTGACTTGCCCGTAATCTTTAAAACAATGGCCAATGCCAACTGCGAAGGCCCAGATCCACCATAACCCCAATTAAAGCCATCCGGACTATGATTTTTAACCTTCTGGCTCTCGTCGGGAGTTAATATCGCACCATCTAAAAATACTTCCCTAGTTTCCTGTATTCCTTCTAATGTATGTTTCATTTTTTCCTCTTTGGCACTTTCAATGCCATTTGTTTTACTAATAAACTCGCTACTCTTTTCGCAATTCTCCTACGAGCTCTTTCAAATTCTTCTTTAAAGATTTCTTCCAAAGCCTTTTTATCTTTTCTAATCATATTAAACTTTCCTTTCCGCTTTAAACTTCTTACATCGCTTTGCACTCCAAAGTCCTTGATATCCGTATCTACATTTGATCCCATTATCTCTAATGCTACGTCTAAAATAATGATGTTTACATTTAAAGCAATGAGTATATTTATATTTCTTCTTGCTCATTTATATCCTTCTCAACTTGATCAATAAAAGAATCCCAGTCTATTTCATAGAGATATGCTCTACCAACAATCTTTTCCTGTAGATGATGATTTAATATTTCTTTTACTCGCTTTCTTTCTTTATTAGCCATCATCAACGCGCAAGTAAAATATCCAATAACAATACCAATGCATAGGCAACCATAAATAATTAAAATAATTTTCATTTTGAACACCTATTCTTTCTTCGTTTTATTGAACAAGGGGAAAGGCAATCAATACGTTCAATTAGTTCTTGATTTAACATAGCTATCCAACCACCCTTTTCGTCCAAAACTTTTACAAATCCATCTTCTATTTTGATATTATTAGCGTCATTATAAATAACTACTCTTCCATCTTTTAAAAATATCTTCATACAATCACCTCCTCTAATTTATAAACTCTGCATTTACGTATTTTAGCTACATCTTTTGCTTTATTCAAATCTATAAAATAAGCTAATGCAATAAAATAGCCGAGTTTATGGATCCAGCCGATAACGTAGATATTCTTAGTCATTTTTTAGATCTAACCATCTTTTATTTTCCAACATCCAGCTTATTGTTTTATCTAGAGATTCCATAAAATCTTTAGGCATATTGAATCCCATTTCTTTTAACTTGGTGCCACAAAGTGCATATCTTAAATCATGTCCAGGCCTCGAGGAATGAAAATCTACTAATTCATATCTAAGATCCCTACACATAAGATCTGCTATTGAGTCAGCTAGTTCAAGATTATTGAGTTCTTTTTCGCCCACTATATTATATTTATCTCTTATCCTACCTTTATCTAATATAAACATAATCGCGGCCGCAACATTGCGCGCATGAATCCAGAACCGGGATCCCGGGACCTTACATTCTTTATCAGCATGAATATGCACTAATTCATTATTAAGTATTTTCTTAACAATAAGAGGTATAAATTTCTCCGGATGCTGACGTTCTCCGAATACATTCATTGTATGCGTAATTATTACCGGTACTTTATAGGTATTTTGCCAAGCCAAGCATAATTCCTCTCCAGCGGCCTTTGTAGCAGCATAAGGATTTGATGAGTTATATCTATCCCATTCCAAAAACCCATAAGGATAAAATTCTTTTACCGCAGGCCCAAATACTTCATCTGTAGAGAAGTATATAAACTTTTCTAAATTTTTACACGTACGCGCAAACTGCAACATATTCATGGTACCTAAAACATTTGTCAAAACAAACGGCTTAGGATCCTCTATACTACGGTCCACGTGTGTCTCAGCTCCCATATGCACAATATAATTAACATCCTGTAATTGCTTAGATAAATAACCCTCTAAAGGTTTGGTGAAATCATAGGTATATAATTGAATTCTATTGATATTAAAAACATTAACATCTTTAAGCCTATCAAAGCCAAACGATGCATAAGTAAGTTTATCAATTGCAAATATCTGCCAATCCGTTTTTTTAATTATGTGTTCACAAAAATGATGACCAATGAATCCATTACTACCTGTGATCAAAATCTTCTTCATTCCTTATCTCCTTTCTATTTAATCCCAAGTGAATAATCAACTAAAGAATTCACTTTTTGAGAATAAACACTTTGCATTTTTTCTAATTTAGATAATCGAAAACTTGTAATAATCATAAAAAGCACTATACAAATAGTTATAACGATAAGAGTAAAATGTTTAAATACATTCATAGTCAGCCTCCTTTTTTTTGAATAATAATTAACTTCATATTGGCCGGCGCTTCGATCAGTCCTTCACAATCTGCACAAACATAATCGAGAATATTATGAGTTTTCTGATCCACTATAAGCCCACTAATAGCAGATCGTTCTTTACATTTACAAATTTTACGAATTGGTTTGTCCATAAAATATCTTTATAGCGAAAATTACAACCCAAATTATTATTAAAACTATTGCTATTGTAAAAAATATTTTATCTGTAAGGCAC